CAGAATCTAGGATGCAATTACAAGAAACTGCAAAGGCATTAGACCTTAATTATGATAATATGGTTAATCTACTTAGTAATAAAGATGATTATCAATTTAATTTATTAGTAACTCCTGGAATAACTAAAGCTGATCATTCTTCTCAAGTATCAAGTGCTGTAACAAACACAATTTCAAGAGGAGATAACATTTATATAGTTGATTTAGTTGGATATAGTGCAACACAAACAGCCACAGTAACACAGGCAGGTTCAATTAATACTTCATATGCTGCTACTTATTGGCCTTGGGTTAAAACCATTTGCCCTGAAACAGGTAAACGTATTTGGGCCCCAGCTTCAGTAATGATGCCAGGTGTTTATGCATTTAATGATAGAGCAGCTGCACCATGGAATGCCCCAGCAGGTATTAATAGAGGAGGATTATCAAATGTAATTAGACCTAAAGTAAAATTGTCAACTACTAATAGAGATACATTATACGATAATAATATTAACCCAATAGCTACATTCCCTAAACATGGAGTAGTAGTTTTCGGTCAGAAAACATTACAAAAAGAAGATTCAGCATTAGACAGAGTAAATGTAAGACGTTTAATGATTGAATTAAAAGGATGGATCGGGCAAATAGCTGATACATTAGTATTTGAACAAAACACACTAGTAACTAGAAATAAATTTATAAACCAAGTAAGACCTTACCTTGAAAATATTCAACAAAAAGGTGGTTTATATGCTTTCGATGTTAAAATGGATGAAACAAACAACACACCAGATGTAATTGATAGAAACCAATTAGTAGGTCAAATTGCAATTCAACCATCTAGAACAGCAGAATTCATTACCCTAGACTTTATTGTTCAAAGAACAGGAGCTGAATTCCCAATTTAAAAATTTGAAAATTTAATATTTATAATAAAACGAAACACAATCCAAAATGGCAATATTAGATTCTAACGAAATATTTTTTACAGCATTTGAGCCCAAACAACAGAATAGATTTATTTTGTATATTGATGGAATTCCTAGCTATACCATTAGAAAAATGGGTGCTATTAGTTTAACACAAGGGTCTGTAGAACTTAACCATATTAATGTTCAACGCTTTGTAAAAGGTAAAACTAAGTGGAATACAATAGGATTTACATTATTTGATCCTATTACTCCAAGTGGGGCTCAAGCAGTAATGGAATGGGTAAGATTACACCACGAATCTGTAACTGGTAGAGATGGGTATTCTGATTTCTACAAGAAGGATCTAACAGTAAACATTATAGGCCCTCCAGGTGATGTAGTATCTGAATGGATCATTAAAGGAGCACTTATTACAGAAGCTAATTTTGGTGATTTAGATTGGGATGGTGAAGGTGTTACAGAATTAACTTTCACAGTTCAACCAGATTACTGTATATTGAATTTCTAATATTAATACTTTTCATAAAAGAGCTCGCATTTTTGCGAGCTTTTCTTTTTCTTTAGATATGTATATAAGACAATAAGTTATTTAAAATAAAATTTATGAGCGAAGAAATCGAATTTAAACTCCCTACTGAAGAAATCGAATTACCCTCTAAAGGATATCTTTATCCCGAAGAATCAGGATTGAAAAGTGGTAAAATTGAAATGAAATACATGACCGCTAAAGAAGAAGATATTTTAACTAACCCCAATTATATTGAAAAAGGTGTTGTGTTAGATAAATTAATGCAATCCCTAATAGTATCAGATATTAATTATAGTGATTTATTAACTTGTGATAAGGATGCTATAATGATAGCAGCTAGAATTTTGGGGTATGGTAAAGATTATACTTTTAATTATGGAGGTGAAGAACACACAATTGATTTAACTACTCTTAAGGATAAAGAATTTAATGAGGAGATATTCAAAAAAGGAATAAATGAATTTTCATTTACACTCCCACAAACTAAAAATGAAATTACTTTTAAACTCCTTACACATAGGGATGAAAAAGAAATTGAATCTGAACTTAAGGGGCTTAAAAAAATTCGTAAAGATGATAACCCTGATTTATCTACCCGGCTTAAATACATTATAACATCTGTAAATGGGAATAGAGAAAAAGCCACTATTCGGAAATTTGTAGACACCGCCCTCTTAGCCATGGACTCCAGAGCACTAAGAAAAGAAGTTCAAAGAATATCTCCAGGCACTGACCTAACTTTTTTTCCCGACGACGAATCAAATGGAATCAATATCCCAATTGGGATTAGCTTTTTTTGGCCTGACTTCGGAGATAATAGCTGAAGTACGTAAAGTAATTTTTACTCAAATTCATGAAGTAGTCTTCTATGGTAAAGGAGGCTACTCTTGGTACGATGTATATAACATGCCTATATGGCTTCGTAAATTTACTCACCATAAAATAGTTTCATTCTATCAGGAAGAAAAAGAATCCATTGAAAACGCTCAATCAGGTAATTCTAATTCTAAAACCCTTGTATCCCCAGACGGTAAAGTAAATGTGCCTGAATTTATGGCTGCTTCTCCTGGAAAACGTAAACCCCCCTCTTATAGTTAAAGGGTAATATTATTTAATATTTATAATAAAATATATTAGATGGCCAACGAGAATACTAAAAGAATACGAGAACTAAAACAAGATATTCAAGATCTTTTAAAAAATAGTGAATATTTAAAAGAAGAATTTGGGGCCGCTGTAAATGAATTAAAACAAGGAAAGGCTCCATTAAAAGAATGGGAAGAACAATTTAAGAAAATTAATAGGGCATCGGAGGATATGAAAATGTCCACTGGTGAATTAGTTCAAAATTTAACTAGTATATTAGATGCCTCTTCTAAACAAGCCAACCTCCAAGGAAGAATAAATAGAGGAATGGGGTCAATGGCGAGTATGGCCCAAAAAATCCAATCCTACGAAGCAGGAATAGCAGACCTCTCAGAAAAAGAACTCAAATCTCTCTCTTCTAAATTAAAGGGGGAAAAATTAAAACTTCAAAATAATGTAAAAGCCCTTCAAAACAAGAAAGAAGAGGAGGGGTTATCTGATTCTGAAGAAAAAACACTTCGGGCTAGTACAGATCTCCTAACCGAGAAGGGGGGTCAATTAGATACTTTAAATGATAAAATTCAAAATAGTCTCGAAATACAAAAGAAAATTAATAATAATTATGGATTAGGAGCAGGATTATTAGAGGGAATGGCTGGGGTTTTAGATAAAATGGGGATGGGTAAATTATCTCAATCCTTAGGTTTAGAGGAAGCTAAACAGAAAATGCAAGAAACTGCAAAAGGAATAGAAAATGGAGGGGAAAAAGCAGGCCTATTAGGGGCTAAATTCACCGTTTTATCAGAGGGTATTAAAGTTATGGGGACTAATTTAATAAAATCTTTAGGTCCCTTGGCTATAGCTATGAAATTATTTGATGGGATGATGCAAGCTGATAAATCAACTGGAGAATTGGCTCATAATTTGGGGATGTCTTTTAGTGAGGCAGACAAAATGCGAGAAAGTTTTATTGATATAGATAATAAAGCTCATAATACTAATATATCTATAAAAGGCCTTCAAGAATCCCAATTAGCCGTTGGGAAAGCCCTAGGCTCTAACGCCCAGCTAAATGAAAAGGATTTAGCAACCATGACCGAAATGACAACAGCTATGGGTATTACTCATGACGAAATTATGGGGATACAAAAGTTGTCATTAGTTAATGGTAAAACTTTAGAACAAAATACTAAGGAAGCAATGGGAGGGGCTAAAGCCTATGCTATGAGTAAAGGTTTAGTTATGGATCAACAACAAATTCTTAAAGAAGTCAGTAAAGCTTCTGCTTCATTAAAATTGTCCTTAGGTCAAAGCACAGAAGCTTTAGGTGAATCTGTAGCTAAAGCTAAAGAATTTGGTTTGTCTTTAGAAGACGCCCAAGAGATAGCAAACAGTTTATTAGATTTTGAATCTTCTATCCAATCTGAGTTAGAAGCTGAATTACTAACAGGTAAAAATCTTAACTTTGAAAAAGCTAGACAATTAGCCCTAGAGGGTGATATAGCAGGAGCAGCAGCTGAAGTAGCAAAACAAGTTGGGAGTGCAGCTGAATTTGGGAAAATGAATGTTATTCAACAAGAAGCTATTGCCAAATCAATGGGGTTAAATAGAGAACAATTAGCCCAATCTTTAATTGAACGAGAAGCATTAGCTGCAATAGGAGCTGAAGAAGGAGCAAATCTTCAAGAAGAATACGAGAAGATGAAGGCTCGTGGAATGTCCGAAGCTGAAATCAGAGAAAAAATTGGAAATGATGAATTAGCTCGTCAATTAGAACAACAATCTAATCAAGAACATATGCAACAAGCTATGTTAGAGATGCAAGAAATAGTAATCCAAATAGGACAAGCTATGATGCCTTTCTTTGAAATGTTAACTAATATTGCAGAATTCATTCTTCCTACAATAAAGGAAGCTTTTATTGGGCTCCAAGGCATTCTCGAAGGAAACTTCTCCAAACTTTCAGACAGTCAAAAAGTATTAGGAATAATAGCAACTACAATAGGAACAATAATAGTAGCTTATAAAACCTATAAAGGTCTTCAAAAAGCTGTATTATTTATTGAGAAAGCACAATTAGCATGGGCAAAACTAAGAGGAAAAGAATTACAAAAACAAAAGTCACAAGAAATAGCATCTAGTTCTAGGGGAATTGTTGGGGGAGCCTGGAAATCCTTAGGTTCTATTCCTATTATAGGAGCTGGCTTAGCGGTGGCCGCCATAGCAACAGCCTTAGCAATGTTAAATTCATTTGGGGATGATGTTTACTCCAAACCCGGATATGGTAAACGCACTTTAATGGGTCCTGAAGGTGCTATTCAACTCAATGATAAAGATACAGTTATAGCAGGTACCAATTTATTTGGAGATGATGTTAAATCAACTGGAGAAGGAACCAAAATGAGTTCTAAAGGATCACTTGGAGTAGATATGTCACCCGTAGTATCCGCTATTAATGCTTTAGGAGCCAAAATTGATAAATTAGGTAATGTAACAGTAAAAGTAGATGGAGCTGCTATTGCATCTACTGCAGTGAATAATGCTGAATTTGATAGGAGTATAAGTAATAAAACGAGAGAACTTCAATAATTAAATATTTATAATAAAAGATGACAAAAGAACAACTACGTATGCAGATGTTAGCTGGTATTATTACAGAGGGAGAATATAAACAAAAATTAAATGAAAATACCCAAGAAGTTATCCTTTATGCTTCTTGGTTAATAGACTCCCCAGAGGCTCAAGAAGCTATGTTCCCTGATTACTTAATTCCCGATAATAAAATTCCATCACAATTTTCTGGTAATTCAACACCTAACGGAAGTGATGGAGAAAAAAATGTTATATTATGTACTAATATGGTATGGCCTTTAGTTGCTGAACCTGAGGATGGTGAGGCAGAAGATTTAAAAATATTAATGGTAAAATTTAAAAAACCCCTTACTGATGTGTTTTTAGATCTAGATGATTTTGATCTTGAAAGCTTTGGAATTGATGAAGAACCAGATTTAGATTTCTCCCAAGATATTCCCCTCTCAGAATTAATACAGTATGGTTTAGATGTTAATGAAAAAGGATGGTATGGGTGTTTTGTAAATAGTATATCTTCTAATGAAATAATTGATAAAAAAGTAGGCCCTCAAAGTGAAAGTAAAGGAGAATGGGCATCTTTTTAATATATAATAAACTAAACAATTTATAATATTTATAATAAAAGATAAATTATGGGAATTTTAGACAAATTGACAAATGATGGATCATCTTATTCTGAATTTGATGGAAACAACATT